GTTCAGCTTCAGGATGTTGGTTTCCAGCATCTTCTGATAGTCCCGACTATGAGACTCCTGATTCAGGAGATTCCCATTCAACCGGATTTCAAAAAGGTTGGGGTTGATCCCACGCCGAATATTGTATACCGAATTTTCAATTGAAAATTCGATTTCAACTACACAGTCTTTTTGATTGATGGTATTCGGGATCTGGGATTTGGTAATGTTCCGGTGGGGCTTCCCGAAGAGCGCGAAGCTCATTGCATCCAACATCGTAGATTTGCCAGAACCATTACTGCCAACCACAAGAGTTGTCCGGGCGGATGCCAGATCGATCCTTGTTGGAGTATCTCCGGTCGAAAGGAAGTTGCGAAATTCGATGTGCTTAAACTTAATCATTATGCGGCATCAAGGTTCTGTGCCTCTGAAAGCACAGTTTGCATTTCAGCCTTGAGCCTCTCCGCATCGAGATCCGTTTTAATTGCATCCACATAGGAGTTGATGAGTGCGGAAGTGTCATCGAGTGATGAGATATCATCATCCGATACGGAATCACCCGCAAAGTCTTCAAAGCTCTCCACGATTTTAAATTCAAATGGCTCATGCGACTGCACCATATTTATGAATTTCTCAAACTCTTCAGGGTCATTCTTGCTGGACACAATGACCCTGACAAAGCCCCCCCGAATCGCTGGAGTGACCTCACAGACCGCTGGGATGTCGTCGCTAGCATCGTTGTATCCCATCTTGAAAAAGAGTCTGTGAGGGTTTTGCACCTTGATGACATCGCGGGTCTGTGTGTCCAAGACATGGAACCCCTTTCGATCATTAACATCACTCCATGTCAACTCGTATTGTGTCCCCAGATACTTCACATTGTCACGCTCACTTGGGGTGTGGTAGTGACCGCTCAAGACCATCTCATACCGCGAAAAAAGCGTATGGCTCATCCCATGGCTTTTGATGTCAGCATTCCCGAGGTATCGAAACCCCGCCAGCTCAAGATGCCCCATCAGGATTGGAGCGGCGGCAGACTGGATGAATTTCATGGATTCCTCATGATTGTCTTGAGTGATCCACGGGAGAAGGGCAACATCCAACCCATCCAAATTCAGAATGGTGGGCTTCATGTAGATATTGATATTGTCGTGTAGTGCCAACAGTTCTGTCAGGGAGCAGACATCATTGGTGTTCTTAAAGTAGATATCATGATTACCCGGAATCATGTGCATGGTGATGCCGTGTAGATGAAGCTGGTCTAGGAACATCTCTCGGCACCTTTTCATGACTTTGATGTTTACTTGCTTGCGGTTATCAAAGAAATCGCCGATGTGAAGGATCGTTTTTATGCAGTTCTCCTCGCAATACGGGAAGAATTCCCCCATGAAAAACTTCTCCATGTAATCGAGGAACACATCGCTCCCATTCTTTACACCGAAATGGGTGTCATTCAGAATGGCGACCTTCATACCAGATGCTCTTCTCCGATGCCTTGATACACCTCGATTAATAGCAGCAGTGCTGCCTCAACCTTGGATTTGTATTTCGGATTATTGGAGATAAACTCATGTTCCACCAAATGGGTGGACACCGTGTCTATGATGACCGAGGTGCGGTCAAGGGCTTCGTGCCGAAGGTAATCGCTGATAGTCGAGGCCAAGCGTTTTTCCATTGAAGATGTTAAAATTTCCATTAGATATGTTTTTTTGTCAAGTTCTTTATACGTCTTTTATGAGGCAGCACATCAGAATAGTCAAGGTTTCTTTTTGCATAATTCAACCCTCAACTGCGCGGTAAAGACTGTTTTCATGTGCATCGTCGTTCTTCGGTTTCTTTTTGCGCCTTTTGTTAATCTCCTTGAGTTTGTTGTCCCTCTGGCGAACTTTGCTGGTGTGAATGCGGACTCTTTCGATAATCGAGTCTCCTTGATTCCCCGCGCTAAAATCTCCAAATGCTTCAATTCCAGCATGTTGAATGTACAAATCCTTGATGTCCTGAAATTTCTCCTCCTTGGCAATCCGGCGAAGAAACGCATAGTATGCAATTTGAGTGAAATACCCAAAGGCATTCGGGTTCCCGGTGCGGGTAGCTGCGTTGACATTGTAGTTTTTCACCACTTTGATACAGTTCTGGACTGCATCCATGACCATGTCTTCCCGGAAGGAATACCCTGCGAAGTTGGGTTTGTGGCTCAGACCCTCACCAATCTTGAAAAAACATGTGGCAATATAGTCTGTGAGCGGGGGAGGGGTTTCTGGTACCGCCATGGCAGCGGACACACGGTTCACATGCTCGACCACTGCATTGGAGAATTCCGCATTGTTGACGTAGTGTGTGGATTCAGAGTTTTTCATTTTGCCTAGAAAACCACATTTTTTGTTTAAACTCAACTCTTATCACTGCAACACACCCCTCTGAGGGGGTTGACACGACTTGACATTTCGTGTATCATTACTTTACGTTCAGAGACAAGAGGACATAAGGTTAATTGAGACCACCAGAAGAGGACCCATGAGACCCATGAGACCAGAAGAGGACACAGGATGCCAAGAAGGAACACAAGAAACCCAAGATGAAGTCAAGCCCGCAGGGCTTTACCAAAGGTGATAAAGTGTCCCAAGGAGAGTGGGAAAGAAGTCACTGATGGTCATGGGTGAGTCTGAAAAACTCAGTTTCTACTGAGTTCCCAAGAGTCATCATCGTCATCATCATCATCTGTGGTGTGTGCCGATTTCATGGGGCTTTCGGGAAAGGTGTGGAGAGTAAGCAGTGCCGCGAAGTATTTCTCTTTAAGAGACTTTGACGCCGCACTTCGTGTCATTGTGCTGTGTTCATTGAGGACAATTTCCGCATCGACATTTTCTAGGACATATGGACAAAGGCATGATTTTCGGCCTATTTCTCGAAATTCAAGCACCCCATACATCGTGACGAGACCTTGGGCATGGTCGCAAGCAATCTCCTCACCGATCACTTTGGAGCCATCCACCAAGGTGTAAACGCAGATATTGAGACCATCCAGAGCATCCATAGCATCATACAATTCATCATTCATGATATTATTTAGTCTGCTCTAGGGCATCTTCTTCTGGTCAGTCTTTCAGGGGAACCTCTAAAATCTTGAAGTCGAATTCCTGAGATTCGTAGATTTTCACTCGCTCAATTGCATGATTCTTGGTGTAGTTCACCCGGCGTTTCCACCCCAGATCATCAGAAATATCGTAAACCGTAGTGGGTTTACCGTCTTCAGGTCGTCTGAGGCCGCGCCCAATGGACTGGAGGACCCGGATCTGGCTCTTTGTCGGCGCAGCAAAGATGATATTATGGAGGTTTTTGATGTTGATGCCTGTGGAAAATGTCCCCATAGAAGCAACAATGATCGCATTGTGGTCCTTCTCTGTCAGCTCTCGGACCAGCTCCCTCTGGTCAGCGGAGACTGCCCCGGAGACAAAATACACCTCTCGGTCCTCATCACTGGCAGCAGCCTTTATCGCTTCATAAAGTGGCTTGCCGTGTTTTTCCACAAGGTTGTAAAGGACCAGAGTGTTTCCCTTCTGGGACAATGCCACATTGCGAGTGAATGCGAGTCGCCTCTGGTTTGTGACAATAAAATCGATTTCCTCTTGATACGTTTTCTTCCCAAAACTCTTTCGAACTGCGGGGGAGTATTTCAAAACCAGACATTGTATGGACAGGTCTGCCAGTGTTTTGTTTTCAATGAGTTCCTTTGTTGAAGTGACATTCAGTGCATCCCCAAAATGACCAGTCAATACCAATTCATGCACCTTTGTCCCATCAAGGGTGCCAGTGGTCCCGATGCGATATGAAGCGTTTTCAAGCCTCTCCATGATGGTGTTCAGGGACTTGGCCTTGAAAGTGTGAGCCTCATCTCCGATTACCATCCCGAATTGTGAAAACCAATCGGCAGGGCAGCGAATTGCAGATTGCCAAGTGGTGATCACGACCCGGCTTTTGAAATTCACACGCTCCTTCCCGCTGTAGATTCGATGGACATGATCATCCACTGGGAACCCATTTCCCTTGGAATAGTCCTTGAAGTCTTTGTGGAGCTGCTCGACCAATGAGGTTGTGGGGACGATGATCAGAACCTTCTTTGAGTGGTTGTCAAAGTAGTATCGCATCAACATGTAGATGATCAGGGATTTCCCAGAGCCGGTTGGAGAGACCAATATTGCCCTCTGATTGCGCAATGCATGATGCCACCCAGTCAACTGGTAGTCCCGAATCGGGAAGGGAATCTTCAGTTTACGAATGAATTCAGCCAGAACCGTGTCATTCGGCGGAACGGGAAAAATACCATCACCCGCCTTGATTTTGTATCCACGGGACCCTGCGAATCGCTGGAGATTCTTTACCAGACCGTGAGGCAGTGTCTGGTTTCTGGAATTGAAAAGGCGTATCTTGCCGTCCCAGAACTTATTCCGAAACGCGGGCATGAACTTGTAGCCGGGAACAAAAAAAGTGTAGTGGTCAGATATCTCCATGAGGACCCCTTGGTCCTCGCAATCAAGTGTCACTAAAGCCTCGTTCCTCTTGATTACCGTGATCATCCTAATCACCTGAGACAAATTTCCGCCATTCGATCACATTTTTGATGTTCGTCGGTCTCCACTTGATATTGTCCATGATGTCCACTAGCGTATCGATGATGACCGTCTGATATTCAATCAGCGCACTGATCTTTGAGAGATCTGCATCAGTGCGATAAAACAGGGCCATATTCTCCTTCAACTTGGGTTTCGCCGCACCACCAAATGGGTCATATTTCCAGCCCAGCGCATCTATTTGATCTTTGGTCATCCGACCGTTGAACCACTCCCACTTCGATTTTTTCAATGCATCAAAGTCAAGTTGAATTTTTTTCAATTTCAACTTTGCAATACTGAGCATGGAGAGGTATTTCGCATGAAGTTTAGCCGAGTCAATCGACGCCCGGTCCAGATTTAGCGCATCAATTTGGGATTCCTTTTCCCACATTTCAAGAATTTCATTCAGGGTCATATACGTGTATGTATCCTCAGAGAATCGCAAACCGGTCATACCGGAAGGACACATCCGCCTGAAGATATTCGACATCCTGCGCCTGTGTGGAAAATTCCACCCCAGAAAGCGAGGTTGGAAACGCATTGATGAATTGGATCTGCTTGTTGATGTTGTTGTGGCTAGTGAGCACAGTGAGTATCATATCGGAAGTCGTGACACCACTCCCGCCCACATTGCTCTGAACCCAGTCATAAATCTCGATGTAGTTCTTCATGTCCTCATCGATCATGAAGCGGCAGCTCATCGCGCCATATTCAGCCCGGTCGCCCGGAACGTATCCAACATTTCCTCGGTATGAAGTCGGAACCTCCCCGATTGTGAGATCCGGTATGGTGAAGGTTGTCAGAAAATATTCAAGGTTGGCATACTTGGTTTTATCAAGCAATAGCCGAAACCCAGTTGGTGACAAGAGGTTGAAATTTGAAGTGAGTGTTGTATCTCGCGCCATATTGGTATTTATACCAACTGGGAATTATTTCAAAAAAAGATCGTTTTGGGTGTTGACCGAATTCAATTTTCTGCCATACTAACACCGTCATGAGAAACGAAACACCAAACCCCCCCAATCACCCTGACACCGTTTTCTTCCGCTTTGTGGGAGATTCCCCATCACTAACTTGTGTTCGCGACTGGTTTGTCGTTGAAGTCTTATGGGAAGAATTCCAAGAGTGTAAAAGCTTTCCCTTCAAGCGGCACATTTCGGGTTGCGTCTGTGAGTCTCGCAATTTCTGCGCTCCCGCTGGGCACACTTCGAATAGCTGGATAAACCCGTTTTTAGACTTCCAAGAATTCGGAAGCTCTA